ATAAGAAGACCCGTTAAAGGTAAAACGGTAAAGCTCATTGATAGTATCTTCATCGTTAAGTATAAGCCTATCAGATTCTATAAGAGTCTTTAAATTAGAGCACCCTATCTTTTTAACAAGCTTAGTAGTTCTTATGCCAGGATGACTGACACCTCCAAAACCACCTGACATCATAACGCCTTTTGAGGTATGACTATATGTATAAACCATATTTTCATACTCTAAATCAAATCTTAACATATCCGCAACCTGTTGACCAATATCATTTGTTTCAACAAGCACCATTGCGTTATTGTAATGCTTGGCTATTCTTAAAATAACATTTGGATATAAGAGAGGATCTAATTCTCGATTTCTATATGACGCAACATCAGTATAAGGAAACTCTGTGACGTCAAATACTTTAAATGCTGAGTAATCTCCTTCTTTACCTCTTGCCGTATCTACTGAAATACTATATAATCGATTCTGTTCGGGATGAGCGTATATCTTAAGGTGTTGATCAGAGATTAACGGCGCCTTGTAGGTAAGTGTTCTTAACTTAGCTGCGTTAATAAGAGTTGATGACGAGCCAAGGAACTCACACTCGAACTCCTGTCTGAACTGATCAAGAGACGTGTTGCGCACCATATCTTCTTTCCAGGCCTCATCACGGCCAGGAACATCGCTCCAGTGCACATCTATTCTCTTATAAGAGTTTCTTCCTTGTTCACTCTCTGACCAAAGCTTATAAAATAAATTAAGGCCGTTTGGTGTTGATGTTATGAGTACTTTAGTTGTTTCACCAGATGAAATGGTTGGAAATACTGAACTGAAGAATGTTTCTTGTATGTGTGATGGTACGAATGCAAACTCATCGAGGTATACAAAGTTTTGTGATGTACCTCTTATAGCTGATGATGCAGTGGAGCTTGATTGAATCTTAGATCCGTTTTCAAGCTCGACATTACCTTTATTCCATTCTACAATACCTTGCTGCATCCATTTAGGAAGATGCTCATATGCAAGTTGTATTCTACTTAGAATTTCGCGAGCTTGTTTTTCTTTGTGAGCAAGTATCGCTACTGAATAGTTTTCGTTAAATAGAACTCGGTGTAAAATTATTCCTACAACAACGGTTGTCTTACCAACCTGTCTAGGCATCTTACAGATTACAAATCTCTCTTTGTCTGCTAGGTTAATAATGTCTTTTTGATAATCATATGGTGTAAACGGAATAAGACCTCTATCGACGTTTACGATCTTAACGTAATTTTCAATAAAGTAGACTGGATCTCTTGCACACTTAATAAACTCGTTTATTTCATCACGAGTCCATTCTATCTCTACATAGCTTTTTTTGAGATTCCTGTTACCTAGGTAGGTATCATTCTGACTTGTCATTGCTCTGCTTTAATAACTTTTGTAACTCAGCTGTACTTCCAACAAATAAATTGTTATTAACAGTAGTCGGTTTGCCTGAATCGCCTTCTATGTCTTTCTTTTTCTTTGAAAGTTCTAGAAGGTCTTTGTTTGTTTCTGCTAATGTCTTTATAAGTGTGGCAACTACTTCATAGCTTCTTGGATGCTGCGACATCCCTGCCACGTCAAGAATACCATCTAGAGCCTCGCTACCCTTTTCAATAATATTAATCATATTGCCGCGAGCATATTCAAAGTCATCTTTAAAATCTGGCTCTTTGATAACAATATTGTTATTAGTTACATCAATGGGCTCTATGTTAAGAGCGTTTGCAATAGAATCACTTTGTTTCATATTAAGTTTTAACTATCACGTAACCCCAGTCATCATCTGCAGCAATCTGGCTTCTGTCAATTGTAAGTTCGGCGTTTGTAGTGGATGAACCATTTGCTAATAGCCCAGGGGTAATTGTAACCCGGCTCTCTACTGCAGTATTAGCTTCTGGCAGATCAGTATAGAAGTTTGTATTTGCCAGAGTAATAATACTCGACTTCTTAACCGGTCCAAATAAGTACCCGTGCATAACAAAGTCTAATTGCCAAATTATAGTTCTATCATCATCAATCTTACCTTCATATGTATCTGTGCAATTAACAGACTGAATTACGACCGGTATGTCGAGCTTTGCACTGAGTTCAGGTATAAGATTTAAGGTAGCTGTCCACTCAGGTGTGAAGTAGGGGAGTATTTGTTCTAATATGCGTGTTCCGTCTTCAGCATTCTTTACCATTGCATAAAGAGAAAAGGTAAAATCATACGGTACAGGATTATAAACATACTTCAATCTAGAGTCATTAGAAGTATCTTTAGTTACAAATCCCTTGTTGATGGTAGAAAGCTTTCTTGAAGGTGAATAATTTATAGCTTTCATCTCAAAAGACATTCTTGGTAATACTATTGCGGCAGGATTATTAAGACCCGGATCTGCTGCAAGTCTTGCAAGAGTCTTTTGTTTTGGACCGTAGGTAATAGGTACCTTAAGATTACCATAAACCGTGCCGTCCGCTTTATCTCTCGTAATGTAGATATCATTAAACAACGTACCAAAATAGGTAACATATTTTCTGATAGTTCTGTGATAAAACGATTGTGCAAACATTAAATGAAGCCCTCACTGAATGGGTCTTTTTCAGAGAAGTCTATAAACGAGTCAGACTCTGTTTGAATAGCACTGCTATCATCTATAACCTTAGTGCCGATATCGCCCTCAGTATACAATCTGGCACCTGATTGAGTAGTTAGTGTGTAGATATCATTCTCTAGTGCAATTTCATATGATGCAACATTTGAGGTGTAGATTCTATAATCGTTATATCTGTTATCGATTATATCAATACCTGTGCTAAACTTCTCACCACTATATTCAAATAGCTCACACTTTATATCAAACGTTTGTAAGGCGCCTAGCTGATAAAAGATGGCTTCGTGCTCGACAAACTTAATTTCAAATATCTTATTATTAAGAGGGAAGTATATTAAATCACCTTCACGAGGTCTTTCAAGAGATATTGGTGTTCCTATCTCTTCAAAGAACGTTCTACGTGCCATTGTAAATGTTACTGTATCACGTATTTGAAGATTAAACTTTGAAAGAAAATCACCATCACCGCCGAAACCATCAACATTCTTTATATACATCTCTATTTCAAAAGTATCCTTAAACTCAGAAATAGCATCTTCCGCGTAGATTGTATCGTAATTTAATTTTGTTCTTGGAAGGTAAAATAAATCATGACCGTAGATGCGGATAGATTCAACCACTAAATTTTCAATTAGAAGTTGTTCTTGACTGCTTTGGAAATTATTGAAATAAAAATTGGTGCTAATTTGTATGCCTCTTTTTTTTAGGCAATCATATCCATTACCGGCAAGCTATACGAGGAAATCATTTCTTGCTCTAGCTTTTCGATAGCTTGAAGGGCATCGTCTTGAATTTTAGTACCGTTAAATTGAACTCCACCTGGAAGCTGTAAACCAGTAAATTTAGTTAAGTTTGTGCCCCATTGATATTTAATCTTTTGCGTGCAGTACTCTTGAAGCCATCTATCACCCCATGCGTCTGTGTAAGTATCAGGATTGATAACTTCATAGGCTTCTACTAGTAGAAAATCTCCTGCAGTCATCTTTTCCCAGTCCATATCAACATAAAGTTTATTTGTATGTCTGTTATATCTGATTGGCTGCTGACCTACGACAACATCAGCAATAAGAGCCATGTGTTGCATAACCATATAATACGGGACCATAGATACGCTGGTAAGAGTATAAAGGTCGTTTAGGGCTATTTGATATCTGATGTTAAATAAGTCTTGCTGACCCACAGCAGGGTCACCAATTGGAAATATCCTTACCGCACCAATAATATTTTCTGGTAGCGTAATATATTTGTTTGTTTTATCAGTATTTGTTATTTGATGCTTGTAATAAATCTTTTCAGATCCGTCGAAATGGTAGTCATAGTAATACTTTAAAGACTCATCAATACGATCTTCTACCTGGTCATCATCTACGTTTATTTCAATGACAGGTTTACCTAGCTTTCTGAGGCAGTACTCTTTAAAATCAGATCTCGATGCTGGGACGGCCATGGCTTCTCCTAATTTTTTATTATTTATCCGATATCGAATCTAATCGTATTAACAGTATATGTATTTGTCGCGTTAGCTCCAGTAGCAACGAACATTAAATCAACACTAGTGGTATCAGCATTTTTTGTAAGCGTAAATGTACCAAGGCTAGTTGTGTATACTTCGCCATACACCATCTGATTAACGTCTACACCCTGATTAATAGCAGAAATCTCTGAAAAATGCTTAAAAGCATTAGAACCGTCTTTAACAGAGCAGAGATATTTTACAGAAACAAACGTGGAATTAGTAAACTTATCAATTAAAGTAGATGCAGTAGAGCTTACTGTTTTAGTGTTAGATGTATAGCCAGTACCACCGCCTCCAGAAACAGTCGACCAGTATACTGTTGTACCGTTGCTTGTAAGAACTTGACCTGCGGAACCTAGTCCTCCATTAGCTTCTAGACCAACTGTATTATCTATTCTTACGCGTGATGTGTTTGCAACAAATGAGGTACCTACTGTATGAGATGCAGCGTTAACAGAGCCAGTAAATAGCGCACCTGAAAGCAGGGCATAATTACTTAAATTGCTTGACAGCTGTGAACTATTGACATAGCTAGCAGCCGCAACACCTCCTAAATTAAATGCATTATTAGCACCAGTACTATTAGCTACTATATTACCGCCAATATATAATGTAGTCGTATTAACGGTAGCATTAACTGTATTGTTGCCAATAAATAATACCGTTGAGTTAGCTACAAGACCACCTGTACCGGTACCTGTAGCGCCAGCAGTAAATGACGTCGCGTTAACGGTACCGGTAAACAAACCACCAGATAATAATGCATAGTTGCTAAGGTTGCTCGACAGCTGTGAACTATTAACATAACTAGCAGCTGCTACACCGCCAAGGTTATTTGAATTATTTGCAGTTAACGTAGCAACGTTAGCTGATAGCCCGGCTGTAGTTTGATATCCAGATGCAGCGGTACCACCTAGGTAGCTAGCATTATTTGACGTAAGGGTTGCAACGTTAGCTGATAATCCAGCTGTTGTTTGATACCCGGAGGCAATTGTACCACCTAGGTAGGTTGAATTATTAGCAGTGCCGGTAAAAGTAGTAGAGTTAATTGAAGCATTTACTGAACTATTACCGATTAATAATATAGTACTATTGGCTAAAAACCCGTTTGATGTAGCATTAATAGCACCGGCAAGGTAAGTAATAGCATTTACTGAACTTGTGTTTACAACCGTGTTTATTGTTGAATTACCAACAGTTATAGTTGTCGGAGTAATAATAGAATTAACTGTAGAATTTCCAACCGTAAGTACTGATGCGCTTGTGTCGTTAATAATTATTGAAGATGAGGTAACAACCGCATTTACTGAGCTATTACCTACTCTCATGCTCGTGCTATTAGCTAAGAAGCCAGATGACGTAGCGTTAATTGTGCCAGCGGTAAATGATGTAGCATTTACCGTCCCGGTAAAGTAGCCTCCTGAAGAGTTGACAACTATGCCGTTCGCATTAAGTGTTGTTGTATTTGCAACTACTACAGTACCTACAGTATGCGAAGCAGCATTTACCGTACCGGTGTGATAAACACCTAACGTATTGGCTATTAAGGTTGTACCAATATAAAACGCGCTAGTGTTATGAGCAGTATTTACCGTACTATTACCCAGCATTAATACAGTGCTATTAGACAAAAAGCCAGTTGACGTTGAGTTTATAGCACCTGAATAATACGTTGCTGTATTTACTGAGCTTGTATTAGCAGAGGTATTAACAGTGCTATTACCTAGGAAAATAGTTGCTGGTGTTATTTGAACATTACTTACACTGTTGGCAACCGTAACAATACTGGTAGTTTGCGTTGTAGAGCTATTACCAATAGTAAATGAACCTGTATTGGCAAATGATATAGTCGGAGACGTTGTTGTGTTACCCGTCCAAGTTAATGCGGTGCTGTTAATTACTAAGTTAGCACCAGCATTAAAATTTGTTGCATTGGAATTACCAGTTGTTGTAAAGGCTGTCGCGTTAACTGTACCGGTAAATAATCCGCCAGATAATAATGCATAGTTACTTAAATTGCTTGATAGCTGTGAGCTATTAACATAGCTAGCTGCTGCTATACCCCCTAGGTAATTTGAATTGTTAGCAGTTAAAGTAGCAACGTTAGCAGATAGACCGGCTGTTGTCTGGTACCCTGATGCAGCAGTACCTCCTAGATTAAATGCGTTATTAGCACCTGTGCTATTAGCAACTATACTACCTCCAATGGATAGTGTTGAGGTATTAATAGCCACGTTAACTGATGTATTGCCAAGTAATAATGTACTGCTATTGGCTAAGAAACCATTAGACGTTGCATTAATGGCGCCTGCATAGTATGTGGCTACGTTAATCGAGCTAGAATTTACAATCGCATTAACCGAGCTGTTACCAACAGTTATAGTAGTAGCGGTAATAATAGAATTAACTGTAGAATTTCCTACCTGAAGACCTGTTGCTGTTAAGTTTGAAGTAGATATGCTGTTTGAAACTTGAACTTGTGATGTGGTAATAGTAGTGTTTACTGTCGTATTAGCTTGCAACAGTATAGATGTGTTTGTTGTAGAAACGTTTTGGGTTGTATTACCAACGTAAATAGGTAATCTTGTAAATGTACCAGCGTAACCTGTTTCAAGATACGTATTAGCACCTGGTTGACCAATCACAAAACCTTCAAGGGGGGAGCCAGCTGCAATGATATCTAATGTATTATTAGAATAAAAGAATTTAGACGGGCTACCAGTATTTCGTCCAATTTTCCAATTTTGATCTGCTGAACCTGCAAATAAAATAGAACCAGTGTTTGTTACAAGGCTAATGTTATTGCCAGTAAATGATATATTTGCTTGAAAAGTATGAGTGTTTGTCCAAACATACTGTGAATTGAGATTCACACTACCAGACCCACCTGATACGGACGACCAGTATGTAGATGTTCCGTTGGTTGTTAGAACTTGTCCTGCGGCTCCAGTGCTACCATTTGCAGTAAGAGCAACTTGGCCTAAATTAATATTAGCATTAAATACTGTTGGTACAGAAACACTAAAAGCACTTGTATCACTATTAGCAAAAATTGACCAAACTGCTCTTTGACCGTATGCCGTATTTGTGCTATAGAAAACAAAATTATCATCTGACTGCTGCTTCATCGCCGCGGTAGCAGCAGTGTTTACTGTTCGCCAGTAAATATTCTTATCATTACTAAGAGTAATGGAGTTAGTAATGGATAAATTAGTAAGATTAGAACCTACTTCGAATGATGTAGAGCCATTAG